TCTGCTAACTGTCGTGCTTTGTCAAACATCTGCATGTTTTCATTCGACACATTAGGAAACTTTGTACCAAAGATAGCCTGTCCCGGTGCGCCGCCTTGTCTTCTAAATATTTTTCCCGGATACACAGATAAGTCTTGTCCCGGAACTAAATTTGTTTCATCTACTTCTATAATAAGATTACCTGACAGTGCAGCATTATCTACGGACATACGCATAAAACCATTCATCAGTGTCTGTGTATCATCCATGTTTTCTGCAATACCTACACCAAATATACTGTATGGGTTCATTTCGTAGGGTGTTGCATAGTAGGGTAGATAGGCAGGAGTAAACGGATTCATAACAAGTCTGAGAACATTGTTGTTACATATCCAAATATTTACACTAACTTGTTCTACATCACCTAACTCTTCAGGTATATCAACATCATACTCTTCTATTATATCTCTATCAACAAATCCCCAAAACTCTAGAACCTCAAACCTTTCGGCTCTGTCCTCTTGGTTATTGTCTTCCATAACATGTTCCCACCACTCTTTATTGTACATCTCTCCTTCATTAAGAGACTTATCAATAGCATTTTCTCTAAAGAATGGTCTTTTCTTTAATGCACGTAACTGAGAACGAGACATCTTGTGTCTCTCTATAATAAACTCTGCTTCATCCATATTACTTGCATCAGGGTCTGGATAAAAATTCCAAATAGATACGTGAGAAGTTTGTGGTACAGTTTTAAAAAGTGGGCTATAGATTCCCTCTTCATTCCAATTAGGATACTCTTTATCTACAGCAAAAGGTCCTTTCATTATGCCTGTTCCAAAAAGAGCCGCTTCAAAGGCTGCGGCTCGTAGTTGTTTTTTAGCATTAGACTCTTCTAATTGGTCATGTATTTTCTTTTCCATCTTCTTGGCTGCAACCATTGCAGGATGAAAGTTAACAGACGTAGGACTACCTGTTGATTTAAAATCTATTTTATCTTGAACAGGATTTAAATCATCTGTTAAAGGACCAACTCTTTCGTTAAACTCTGGAAGTGTTTCTCCTGCCAATAGTTTAGGTAGTTCTTTAGGTGCTGTACCTGCTTGTTCTGTAGCTTCTTTTAGCTGTGGATTTGTTTCTAAACTTACTGTATCTTCTACACCATCAGGTAAAATTGTAGGGTCTATACTGAGTGGAAACTTATTACCACCAAACAATACTTCTACAAGCTGTCCATAAGCAGCAAGAACTTTTGTTTTGGTTACTTTAACAAATACCTTTGATTTTTCTGTAGAAGTAAACTGTACATCAGGACTATATAAACCACGATAGTTTCTGTAAGCCTGTATCCATCGCTCTTCATCACCTCGTCTGTTTGTTTCTGCTTTGGAGTATTTACCTTTTACAAAACTAACTATGTCTCCTGCAGGTGCATCTGTTAGTGCATCCTGCTCCATATCCTCAATTGCTGATGCTTCTATTGAGTCAGGGTTTATATTATCTTCTTCCATATTTTACCTCAGTATCCAAAAGTTGAGTCAGCCATTTGAAAACCAGAACGCTGCATATCTGGGTTGTAGTCAAACAAACTACTACGTGGTCGTGTCATTACACCATACCGTAGTGCATCGTATAAGTGGTCTTCCGACTTTGTATCTACATCTTCCGAGTTGTTCTTGTCGAGTGGGATAGAAGGAAGTTGAGATATAATATTTGTACAAGTGTTAAAGAAGACAATGCGTGGTTCTTCGGTAAATTCATCAACTTGCAATCGTCTGTGTATTTCGTTCTTTCCTGCAATTCTACTTCCTTTACTTCTATCTGAAGGTCTCCAACGACAGCCTTTAATTATCATCTGCTCGGCTAGTGAAGGTCCTGTATCTCCTCGTTTATGCCACAAAGAACTATCTAGTACACCGTAGCGTATCGTCCCATCTTCCTGTTCAGCTTCAAGCACCATATCAGCTAAGTCTGTTGCCAATACTTTTGATGCATACAACTCTCTGTAGACTACTAGTTGCTCTGAGGGTGTTACAGCTATCCAAACAACTCCTGTATGACTTCCGTATCCATAGTCACAGGCTCTAAACTTTGTCCAACTGTTTGGTATACTATAAGGGTCAACAACGTGTATAGTCCTATTCCACTCTGGAAATGCTGCTCCTTCATTAACATCCCAATTACCCTCTAGTAGTTGCTTGCGTTGATACTCAGGTAAAGATAAAAGGTTTGCTTCATACATCCCATCTTCAGCTAGATACGGATTATCAAAAAGAGTAGCAGGAATAAATCGCCTTTTAAATAATGGTTTGCCTTCTTGACTGTGACCCTTAGGCATTTGAAGAATCTTGCCTGTCTCTAGGTCTGTTGCCCAAAAGGATGTGTTGTGTGGTGCAGGGTCAATAAACATTTTCTTTACCCAACTGTGTCCTGCTCCTCCGGGGTTTGATGTAGCTCTCTGGTATAAATCTAGTCCACTTCCTTTTGCTGTACGTAGTCTTGACCTCATGTAGTCAAATGGATAAGGACTTCCCCACTGTGTAAGTTCATCAAACCCTATCCAACTAAAAGCCTGTCCCTGATACCGTGTAACATCATCATCTCTGTCTAGGTAAGACATCCAGAGCGTTGCTCCTGATGGTGCTACCCAAGTCTTGTCTCTTTCCATAAAGCGTATATTAGGTATTGCCTGTGGGTAGAGTTGTTTAGAAACAGAGATAAGTTCTCTTAGTTCCTCTGTTGTACGTCTTATTAATAGTCCTCTAAACTGAGGATTATTAAAGTAACGTACAGGGTCGGCTAACATTGCGTAAGACTTACCACCTCCTGCTGAACCACCGTATAACACTTCACGTTCTGTAGACGAAAGAAACTCTGTTTGTGGTCCTTTATTTGGTTGGAAGATAACATTTTGTGCTTCTTCCGTTTCTATCGGCTCAGGCTTCGGTTGTGCCTGTACCTTGGTCTCTTGCACCAAATCTTGTGGTTTCGATTTTTTCTGCCTTCTCAAGGGCTTCTTTGTACCTTTGGGCAAGGTAGCGTTGGTTTGAAGCTTCTCTCTTACGCTTTTGTTCAAGTTTTACTCTTTTCATCAAACCTACATGGGATATGTAGCGTCCAGACTGTTCACTCAACCAGTTCGATACATCTCTGTAGCTGTACTGTTTTAAATACTTCTTAGCCTTCTCTAACAAATCTAATTCTTCTACTATTGGTAAAAGAATATCTTTGTCTTCTGCGTCTTGTTTGTAGCCAAAGGGTACAGTCCGTCCTACTCGTACAACAGGTTGCCAATCAAACCCATCTTCTGTTTCCTCTGGTACAGGCAGTTTCCAGTCTTTAGTCGTTCTCATTATTCTTTGGTGGTAGGATGAACAGAGGACTAGCTGCCGTTACCTCTACCTTATCCGTTTTAGTAAATCCACTACGGTCTAGTACATCCTTAGCTGCTACCATCTTTTCTTTATTACCTAAGTCTGTAGGACTGTGCATTACTTCATACATAGAATAGGCTGCTTTAGTAGCTGCAGAAGAAATAAATTGTTTAGTCAAGTCAGCTATTTGTTCTTTAAGAGCAGCAGTAACAGAGGAAGTAGCAACATTGTCACTGTATCCTGCAAGCTTCTTAGCCTGAAGAGGATTACCTCGTGCTTCTTCAAAGAGTACATCTAGAAACTTTTGTTGTTTTTCTGTAAGTGCCATTAGTTTAACTCAAAATGAGGACCATCAATAAATGGTCTTCTGCCTTGACTTCTTCTTACGTCTATGTAATTATTCATAGCGTCTTCCATTGGTCTTTCCCAATCAGTTATGCTGTCTATATTCCATGCTGCTCCCCAACGTATATTAGCTCCAGTTTCTTTAGCTGCGGCTTTCATTGCGTCTGCTATATCATCATACATCACAATGTCCCAACTTGGGTTACTGCCATCGTAAGCCATTAAATCAACAGCGTGTGATGTTCCGTCATCCTGTATAAGGTGGCGAGACTTCATTGTTTGTGAGCGTCCTGCATTGTACAGCTTCTCCTGCTCTTCTAAAGAACGGACACCATAGATAACTCCAAAGTCCACTTTGCTCACTTCGATAGCACGTTTTACTGTATCCACTAGTACAGGATTTACACCCTCTAGTTTACCTAGACTTCTACTTGATAGTTTAAATGTCACGGCTTTACTCCTTTTGGTAAAAAATCAACAAGTTTTGGTTTTGGAGGTTGTATAAACTTTGGTATAGTTTTCCAAAATTTAAGTTCTTTTGCTAGTTTATCCCTTGCTACAGATACAGCACCTTCATTTATAAGAGCCTGTGTTTGTGGATTTAACTGTGCAGTCTTTTGCATTTCTTTAAATCCCATACCATTTGTTAAACGAGTTACTTTTTTACCATTACTTTTAGGTATAGACATTATTTCTTTTTCATCCCATTAAAAAATTTACCTGCAGACCGTGTGGCAAAACTTGCAGATACAATAGCTCCTAAGGCTATCTGATACCACTGTGGCATACCTGCCAAAGCCGTAAATCCGTCTGCTACTATACCCCTCCCCCATTCACCACAGAAGCTCAGTACTAGAGGAATGCTGAACAGTAGAGTCAGCCATTCATCTTTCCACGAGGACTGTGATGCCCTCATAGCAGCTAAGTCCCAATCTATCTCACCTGTGGCTTCTTTCATGCGAATGGTTGCTTCAGCCTTCTGAACAGCAACCTTACCATCTAGGTAAGAAGATGCTAAACTAGATACAGAACTTAGTAGTGTACCTAGCATTATACGCAGTCACAATCTTCATGGCATTTTTTATTTAACAATGCACACCATAATCTTTTTAAATATTTTCTCATCGTTCTTCTTTCCTCATCCCTTTTGTTTCTAATTTCTCTGCTCCCATCCAGATTGCAAAGCTCCCTGTCATTGCTCCTGTAATCACGGATATTAGTCCTGCCTGTTGTGTGGTCAACTCTGGCTGACTCAAAGCCCATTCTATACAACGAATGTAAACTCCTGTCATAACAAGCATCATAAGTCTTGGAAGTATTCGCCATCTGTCAAGTGTCTCTGGAGTCATCTTTATCCTTTATAACTTCCTTTACCCAATTACCGTTTTCCCCAGTCTTCTCACAATACTCACACTTGTCATCTTCAATGTGATGCCCACAGACTTCACAGGTAGGCTCATAAAGCATCAACTGTCTACACTATTATTCTGTGCTATAAACTTATTAAGCACATCTTCGTTTACGCATATAACTCTTTCTACAGGTCTTTGCCTATAAAACTTCCATACAGTTTTTACAAGGGGTTCAGGATTATTCTTTACAAACTCTTTACACTCAGTTACACTATGAAAGTGTCCGTGTTTTGGTTGCTTAAATACTAATATATCCTGCATACCATTGTTATGGACTCCTAGCATTACAGCTACAGCAAACCATGCCTTAACTATCATTCTCAAAGTATCCTATGTTATGTAACTTTTCTATAACTTCTTGTTTTTTTAGCGATGCTTTTAGGTTGCTTAACGAATTGCTTTCCTGCCTTTGTGCCTTTTCTTTTAGCTTTAGTTGTTGCTGCGTACTCTTTGGGTGATAGAGCTTTGATTGCAGCTTCTGGAAGATAGCGTTCTCCAGTTTTGCTACTGGGTTTACCACTCTTGGTTCTCCACTTTTGTTTTGACCATGATTTAAGACTTCTTTGACTTTTCTTTAGTGGCATTATGTTTTCTCTTTAACGAAACTTTTGCTTGCTTGGCGAGTCTGGACTGTGTAGTTTTCCCTTGAACGGCTGCACGTTGCTCCAGAACGGTGAGGATTTGTGTTTTCCTTGCGTATGGTTTGCTAATTCTCTTAACTTTAGAAATAGTGTCTTTCGCATCTTGGATGGTTGCATACTTAATACTCACCGTATCTTTAGGATTCTCATCCGTGTATAGCCTTCTGCCTGTATTTTTAGGCTTCTTGCCTGTGCCAACTTTAGGGTCTTTAGCGATAACCACCACCCTTAGCTTTGTACTGCTTGGCTAACATCTGAGCCTTTCTAGCACTCCACTGTCCGGGCTTCCCACCAGAAGAACCTGCTTTGATTCGGCTAAACAGGTTCTTTCGCATAGTAGGTTTGGTATAGTTACCTGCCTTATTAACGGTTGACTTAGCCATATGACTAGCCTTTCATTATCTTGTAGCCTTTAGCCTTAGCAGCAGCTCTGAGTTGACCAACAGACATGCCTCCTGCTGCGTAACCCTTCTTCTTCATAGTAGCTCCACCCTTAGCCATACCCTTCTTCTTTTTGGTCATACCACCTTTGTTCATTTTGCCTTTACCGTCCATTGCAAACTTGGGCATCATCTTCCCTGTTTTAGGGTCTTTAGCCATAGGCATTTTGACTCCACCCTTAGCCATTCCTTTTTTCTTCATTGCAGCTCCACCACGAGCCATACCTTTTTTCTTCATCTTACCTTTTTGCATTGCCATAGTTATTTCTCCTCTTTAGCATATAAGTTATTAAAGACTCGTTGAGTATCCCAAACATACTCAGTCTCTTGTTTTGAATGGAACACCCTTTGGTTCGGCATAAAGTCAGGTGGTCCTTCCCCTGTCTCAAACCATGCAGGGTGGGTTACTCGTACTCGATTGTTTGGTAACGCTACTATGTTACCAGTGTACTCTCCTGCTTCCATCAACTCTAACACATGACTTTGTTTATGTTGAGCCGGGTCATCTGCTATCTCACTATTTGTATAGTCTACAGTAAAATAGTATTTCGCAGGGTAGAACTCTCCTTCTATCTTGGCTATCCAAGGAGCAGGAGTCGCTCTATTCAAAACGTAGACCGAGTGGTCATGCGACATGCAATCCCAAGGCTGTGCTACGTATGGTGGTAACTCTCGCGGCCATTCGTCATATGGTGTGTCACCAACCAATGCTGTGATGGGCATCCTAGCCCACATTGCTCCACCGTGTACGTTCTCTTCGTCTGTGTCATCCACTTCACAGCCAGTGAATATAACTTGAAAACTGAGTGACCTATTCGGTAAACTCGTTACGGCTATTACCATTGCGTGTAAAAACTCGCCATGATATCGTTGAAAGTTACAGGTGTATTCTCTTCTCACCCAAGTTTTAAAATAAGGTATGTTGCTTTGTAAATATGCCATGTGCTAATTATAACACACCTTAAAAACAAAATCAAGTACTAAGCTGCAGTTGTTTTTGGTATTTCTATTATAGACGTAATAACATGCAACCTGTTTGCTGTACCTGCCGTTACCTTAATAATGTCACCAGACGTTAGTATTAAGTCTCTAGTGAATAACTCTACTGTTCCTTTAGAGCCTACAGCCTTATCCTTATACACGCTGAATACATCACTACCGTTTGTAATCGTAACCGTTATTGTATCAGCATTAGCACTGTCCTCTGACACGAGCATAGACTGTACCACAGAGACTGTGAGGGCAGGACAGGTGTAGACGGTAGTAGCATTTGTAGTCGTTAAATCCGTCTTTACATTCTTCAGCCGAGAGGTGCTGAGAACATTTGCCACTATCTACCTCTTCTCATCATTCCTCCACCGTAGAACATTCCCTTCTTACGGTAGTCTGTCATGCCGCCCTTGTTCATCGTTAGTCCAGTGGTGGGGTTTACTTTCCTGCTCAAACCATTCTGCATAGCAGACTGTGTTAGTCCTCCCACGTTCATCTTCTTCTTCTTTTTCATTTTTTTTAACTCTCCCTTTGGAACTTTTGCTATGCCTATAGATAGCACCATTACATTTTCTTTTTCTTTTTTGCTCATATTTTTACCACTTTACTTTGTGTGACCAGTATCGTGCCGACATTATATCAGGCTTTGAGTCCTGTGCGTTGTGTCGTGCGTAATACGACTTCTTTCTTGCTTTATCTTTAGCAGTCGTAGGATTTTTACCTGCTCCCTTGACTCCCTGTTGCCCAAATCGTATTAGTCTTAACTCGTGACCCTTTTGTGCCAGAACCATGTGGGACTTTGTTTTATGGTCTGGTGTTCTTTTGGGTTTGTTTACCCCTTTTAGATTATGTTTCTTGAGGAGTGCTGCTCTTCTATTCTCATGTGCCATAGTTTTTTCTCTTTACGTGTGGCTGATAAACATCTTTTGCTTCAAGCATTCCCTCCAAATACATTGCCCTCTCTACGTGGTCTAGTGTGTAGCGTACACCAGTGTCCTGAAATATCTTTTCACGGACGTAGAAGACATCTGACCTTGGGATGTGACACCTTCGTAGTCTTGATTCATCACCATCAGCTAAAGCTTTATAAAATTCGTGCAAGACATTATCGCTAACATACGTTTTTGTCTTTGGCATGACCCTAGTTATACTTTCTGCGTGTTCCTTGTCAAGAACAAACGACAAAAAATACACCTTCCCCTTTAATTTAATTTTTTGTTACTAGTATACTTAAAGTATTCTTAAAGTAACTTTAAATATTAACTAAAGGAGTAGGAGATTAAGGTTAACTTTAAGATACTTTAAGTATATTATAATGTATACACAATGTATGTCAATAGAAATCTTCACTTCGTAGGGAAATAAATACAGATTGTGACATAAATGCTTAACATTATCCATCAGGCTACTGATTCGTTAATAGTAGCACAAAGTTTAATCACAGTCAATACAAAATGTTTAAACTTTAGGCAATACTTTCGTTGCACCCCAGTCCTCCCCCTCCTCTGGAGTAATAATTAACAGAACTTTGTGTAAAAACTGTGCAAATGCTTAATATTTAGGCAGAATAATTGCTGCTGCTTAAAATATACGCTGCTGTATACAGTGGTTAACAGCCTAAAATTCCCCTCTCTGGCAGAGTACATACATATATACGTATGGGGGTGGGGTGGCACATGCCCTGCCCTGTAAAACAGCACTAGTTATAATGGAAAAAAATAAAATTTATACATTCTCTGCGTATTTCCCTTATTTTATTGATGATTATACACAATAATACATTATCGAATGATGGACCAGCCCTGTAAATCATTGATTTTATTGAGTTTTTCATCGAAATTAAAAAAAGATGTACAAAAATGAAAAAAAAGCTTGTACTTTGTTTCGATATGTGCAGAATGATAATTGTTGCTACGGCAAGTCTTCAAATCTTAGAACATCGGGTTCGAATGATTTTACAGATTTAAAACTTGAGATACGGCAAGCCTAAATGACTAAAATTTTTTACTTGACGATTTAACGATTTTTTGATTAACTGATTTTGACGATTACATAGACCGAACCATAGTAGTTCGCAGAGTGCGTGGGAGACCTCCAACATTACGAGTGTGTTGGCTGTAGGGAAATAAAATGCCACATGCTAGGGTCGGTTTGAGATTGAGAGGGCTAATCTTATTTCTCTTTAGATGGTGGTAGTAATATGGCTGAGATGCAAATACTCCACGGCAAATAAAATACCTTGCAAATGTAGGGTTGTTTAAGACGAGCCAACTCGTTTATGAGTAATCATAGGACAACCCTTATTTTGCCAGTAGTTTATACCATAGGTAGTACCTCACAATTTATGCGAGGTATTTAATTATGAAAAACAATATATTCAACATTATCGGTTTTAGAAAATCACAGAAGATGGTATCGAATGATATCGCTAGAAATATGATTACAAATTTAGTTAGTAAGGATAAGAGTTATAAGTACATCTACGGTAAAAATGGTGAGATGCGTGGTTGGGTTATCGGCTTCATGCGACAAGGAAGCAAAACGCAACCATGGGGAGACAACAACATTAAATCTACTTTTGGTTTTCAAAAGTAATTGACAACAATCTTTCGAGGTGCTACCTATCGTATAAACTAGAGGAGTGATACGATATGGGTAAATATAGTAGACGGCATTATCAAGATGTGGCTAGAGAGATAGCCATGGAGTATAGAGGGACTAAGGATTTTGATTGGATTAATCGAAATAGGAAAGTGACTCGTAATGATGTTTATGTTCGGACTATGAAGATAGACACATTGAGAAATTTGGTATCTAAATTTGACGTAATCTTTAGAATAGATAATGAAAGATATAACAGCGATTTATTTATTAAAGCGTGTGGAATAGAGGAGATGCAGAGATGATGGACTTAGGAACAATACTAATAGGTATGGTGTTTGGATATGCGATAATATTCATATTTATGTTATGGCTAATATGGAAGGATGATAGTATACTATGAGAGAATATAATGGACATAGAAGTTGGAATGCGTGGAATGTCGCATTGTGGCTGAGTAATGAATACAATCTTTATCAGGAGATTGTAGACAGGGTTAGAAAGAATGGATTGACTAAGGCTGTCAACATGATGTATAGAGATATCGGAGGGTATAAAACTCCTGATGGAGCAATATACAATAAGCTATCTATAAAACTGGCAATAGAGGGAATGGCTGAAGATATGGATGTACCTGATGTAAGAAAGAGAGGAGAACTATGATTGAGAATATAAAGGGAGTATACTATCTCTCCAAGGCATACGAGAAAAAGCATGGAGATGTATGGTATAAGTTAGCCAATAAAAGCTGTAGTGCGATAGCTAAAAAAGTAGGTATGCACTCGGCTATTGTTGTGGGTGTACTGTCGGCACTCTCTCCTAATAATAAATGGGAGAGGAATGTTATTGATGCAGAGAATATGTGTGTGGCATACAAGTCTGACATACCCTTGGATGAAGTGAAAGTGTGTACATACAATGCCAATAAACAAAAGGCAATAAAGATATTGGGCATACTCGACAAGGGTAGTATGGATTTAGAGAATGATATTAGAGAAATACTGAATGGCAATAAAGTAAAAGCATTCTTTAATTGTATACACAACTATGAGACCAACAAGACTACAGTCTGTATAGATGGACACGCAAAGGCTATCTATATCGGAGAGAAGTTTGCTCTGAGTAGTAACAGTAGTAGTATAACTAACAAGCAGTATAGGGTTATCTCTCAGGCATACATAGATGCCACAAAAGAGATAAACGAATCGGAGGGTACAAGCTACCTACCCTATCAGATTCAGGCTATAACATGGGTAGCATGGAGAAGAATACATAACATTAAATGAGGAGTAGGGTAATGTATGAGATTATAAACGATATATATAAATGGAAAGACTGTCAGCATTGTGGAGATGAATGGGAGTACCAATGCTATGAGTGTGAGAAAGCAGAGGAAGAAACTAAAGAGCCACACTCTTGCAATGATAACGCAGTATACTATGAGTATGCTGAAAGTAATCACAGGTATCATGGCTATGAGTGTGGTATCTGTGGCAAGCTATTACAAACAGGATAAGGAGTAGATATGTATAAAATTAGAGAAGCACGAATAAGTGAGGACGTTGTGGAGTACCAAGTGACTGATGGAGAAACGTCCTATTCATATTTTTATTCAAGGGAAGAAGCACAGGAATGTGTAGACAATTTGAACAATAAGAGTATAATTACACCTGAACAATTAAGGGAGTTAGGACTATGAGTTATGACGTAGCAGTAAGTATGTTCGATGGGTTGTCAGGCACGATGATTGCCTTACAGGAGAAGCTTGGCATTACACCAAAAGAATACCATGCCTTTGAGGTTGACCCATACTCTAGTGCCGTTAGTCGGTACAACTATCCTGACATTATCAGGCATGGTGATGCTAGGAACTGGAGAAATTTAGAGGGGAAGAAGATTGACCTATTCGTGGCAGGTTTTCCCTGTCAGAGTTACAGTGTGGCAGGACTACGGCAGTTCCAAGATGACCCACGAGATATGTCTAAGGTTTTACTAGATGCCTTGCGAGGTCTCGCCATTGACAAAGTATTGATAGAGAATGTTGCGTCAATGCCTAGTGAGTGGCGAGATTACTTTACCAAGATATTCAAGGAGATATTCCCTGATATAGAGTGCCATCAATTAAATAGTGCCAATGATTCGGCACAGAATCGCAAGAGATTATATTGGACAAACATTAAGTTTAAGAGGTCAGATGACAAGGGTATTGTACTCAATGACATACTTGAAGATGGTGGTATGGCAGACAGAGACAAGTCATACTCTCTTGATGCCAACTACTTCAAGGGTGGTAATCTCAACCACTACTACAAGAGAAAGAGGAGACAAGTAGTGTTCGATAAGAATGGCTGTAAGCAAGTCGGAGAAGCAGACCTAAAGGGTTACGATATAATCAAGAGGGTATACAGTAGGCAAGGCAAGAGTCCTACTCTCACGACTATGCAAGGTGGGTGGCGAATGCCTAAGGTAGAGTGTGGTCAGATTATCAATCGCAAGATTAATCCTGAGACAGGTAAGAGAGATGACTACAACCCTAACATCAAGGCAGAGCCACGCATTGAGACTAGGAGTGACGGTAAGACAAACACACTCTCTACAGTACAGAAAGACAATGTGGTGGTTGACCACGAGCAAATGTATTGGAGAGCATTGACACCATTAGAATGTGAGAGGTTACAAACTATTCCAGATGGGTACACAAAACATGGTGTGTTCCCATTGTTAAAAGAGTTTGTTCCTGATGAGAGATACGCAGAGCCACCTACGACAGTTAAACCACTTAGTAACTCACAAAGATACAAGATGCTTGGCAACGGATTCTGTGTAGACACAGTTGCTGACATTTTGAAAGGGGAAGTACATGAGTAGAGTTACCATATACTTCTTGGCAATCGTTACGTTCTGTTATATAATGGACGTAACATTTAACTATATATTTTAGAGGAGAAAGATATGACAATTAAATGGGAAAACAAATTGACGAGAGAGTGGGTAAAGCAAATAAGACAGGCTTTACAAGACTCCATAGAAGTAGATGGATTCGATATAAATGTAGGCAATGCGTCCTTTGATGACTCAGAGGTGACGTTCAAGTTAAACCTTAGGGTGAAGGGTGCAGAGACTAGGGAGCAGAGAGACCTGAAGACATACGCAGAGATGGACAAGATAGACACAGCCAAGATAGGAGAGATGAGAGGAGAGAAGTATTCCCTGATTGGTTATAGAGTAAAGGCAAAGACAAGACCTTACATAGTACAAAACTTACACAACAATAAGGAGTATATATTTACAACGGCACAGGCTCAACAGTATTTTGGATTGGAGGTATAGTGAGAGTAATTAGCTAAAACACTCTAACACTCTTACGGTTTTGCTAATAAGATAATTAAAACAACAACTTAATGCCGTAAGACCATTGTTAATCACTCTTACGGTGGTCTTACACTATTACAGAGGAGTAACGTATGAAAGCATATCTAATAGACCCTGATAAGCAAGAGGTGACAGAGGTAGACTACTCTGGTGACTACAAGGACATATACAAACTGATAGACTGTTCCACGTTTGACGTTGTGGGTATCACTCCTGAGGGAGATGGCATATACATAGATGACGAGGGATTGTACGCAGAGAAGAAACATCTGTGGTCTTTCAAAGGTATTCTCCACAAGAATCATCTGTTTAACCTCGTCAACAAAGGACTTGTGTTAGGCACGAACATTGAGGGAGACAGTATCGAACCTGACCTATCACTAAAAGATATACAGAGGAGAGTTGTATGGCATTGGTAAAGTATGCAGTAATGTTTGAACCCTTTGAGACAGAAGGTATGGAGTATGTCAAACAGGGTTGTGGTTCTATGTGGGACGATAAAAGTCCTATCAAAACCTTTGATACTAAAGAACAGGCAGAGGTGGAACTAAAGAAGTGGAACACAGGAATAATAGTGGAGTATGGATATTATGGATAAGAATATGAAAACAATTAGTATAGACCCTAAGGATAGAATAGAGTTACTCAGATATGTTAATATGCTGAGAGAATTAAACTGTAATACATCAGAGAAGATACCTATCTACTATGAACATGTTTGTGAGTTAGAGTCTCTCATGTACAAGCTATCACAAATGCTAGAGTTTGAACAACCAAAGGGGACGCATGGTGGTTGGTACACAGACTATCAACTCAAAGAAGATTTACCAGAGGAGAAATCGAATGACAAGACCCACTAAAGCAGACAGGAAGAAGTATGACATTGACTTTGCAGGAGACCTAAACTTTGGTCTAGGCATGGAAGATGAAGTCATAGACATGTTTAAAGGCAAGAAGATAGAGGTGAAGTCAGAGAAAGGTATGTGGCAGCGTACTGGAAATATAGCTGTGGAGTACGAATCATGGGGGAAACCTTCAGGTATCAATGCTACTGAGTCCGACTTCTGGTTTCACAATCTGTGTATCAATGGGGACATATATGCCACACTTGTATTTAAAACTGAGACACTCAGGAAAATAGTTGACTCACTTGATTTTGTTAAGACGGTGAGTGGTGGAGACCACAACGCATCCAAGATGTACCTTGTAAACATTAAGAAATTATTCTCCAGTGATGTCATCAAGGCATACAAGGGTGTTGCAGAAATGCAGCAAGAAAATAAATCTGAGAAAGGGGATTGACAGCATTTTTTATTACTGTATAATATTACTTTATGTAATACTTAAAGTTAACCTTAACTCCTTCTACTTTAAGTTAATTATTTAAGAGGTGAAGATGAAGAAAGATTATTGTGAACATTGTGGTAACTTAGTAGATGACAATGGTGTTTGTTTCGAATGCCAGATGGAAGCAGAACAGATGGAAGACATGGTGAATAGCCCTTCACACTACACTAAGGGTGGTATCGAATGCATAGATGCGATGAAGTCAATGATGCATGGCGCTATCGTGTCTGCTTTCATAGCGTATTGTTGGGGAGCATCGTTTAAATACCTGTGGAGGTGGCACTACAAAGGTAAGCCTATCCAAGACTTAGAGAAAGCTAAGTGGTACATAAACAAGATGATTGAAAAACTGAAAGAAGAAGATGAAGTACACAATAAAAACAAAACTTAAAGACGGCTCTACTGTCTACCGTTTTATTCCCCCAAAGGACGCTAAGTTATCAGGTGTCGTTAAGAATAAAACATTTCAAGATGGTAGGACAGCACGATACGAGATACCAAAACTAATTAAGGTGGTCGAAGACTTTAGGAAAGGTAAGATACTGGCAGGTAACATAGACGTTAACAGTAACCTGCGTCAAGTTCTTGCTCACTACTACAAGACAGGTCAGTTTAATTCGTTATCTTTGCACACACAGAAGACATACACCTACGGCTTCAATAGAATATGTGTGACAAAGATGTTCGGCAGAGAGTTGAGAGATATAACCCTAAAATACCTCACTCCCACTCACTGCACCGAACTATATGAAACTTGGGCGAAGCAGGTGAGTGTTGATAATGCTAATCAACTCTCCAGAATCTTCTCTGTCCTTGTAAACTTCTGTATTTCGTTGGGTCTTATGGATAAAAACCCAATGTCTATGGTTAAAAAGAGGTCACACGAGCCACGTTCTGTCGTGTGGACACGAGAACAGGTTGAGTTGTTCATTGATACAGCCTTCTTACAGTTTAAATACAGAAACATTGGACTTCTTGCCCTACTTTGCTACGAATGGGGACAGAGACCTGTCGATATTCGCCTGTTAAAGTGGTCATCTATAGACTTTGACAACAAGATGGTGACAATCAAACAGACTAAGCGTGGTGCAACGGTACAACTACCACTTGAGGATAAGATAGAGCAACTACTTCTCCAACAGAATGAGGATTGGGGATTCCAAGAATATGTATTACCTTATCAGAGACCCTCAGACGGTGCGTACAGTGTCATTGAGCATTTCCAAGTGTCTGCCCTTGCGAATGAAGTAAAGGCTCTCTGTGACCTTCCTAAGGAGTTACAGATGGGAGACTTGAGAAAGACAGCAATAACAGAATTGATACGCAGTGGCGTTGACCAACTGGCAATCATGTCTGTGACAGGGCATAGGAATGTGCAGAGCCTTAACCCTTACAACAAACATAACTTTAACACAGCAAAGTCTGCACTAGAAATGAGGAGAAAATGAGTGACGATGTAAAAGAGGAAGCGTTGAAGCAAGCACAGGAAGCCTACATAATATTCCATAAGTTTCTTAAATACTTTGGATACACTATGTTGTTTCTGATATTCTTGCTATACTGCAATGACTTCTTCAATGACCCTACAGCAAGTAGGCATCTACCAGAAGAGATAGCAGACCAGTATGACCCAAAAGGATTAAACAAGAGGAAAGGAATATGAACAAACCATACCACAACAAAGGCTTTGGAACTGCCTTCTTCTACGTGTTCCTAATACTTATACCACTCCCTATATTTGCACTGTGGATAGTAGATGGACAAGATTGGGCAGATAGATTTGCCACAAAGTATTTCTCACCTTGGCAATCTGAGTGTTGGGAAAATGCAAAGCATGAGAGAGTCTGTAAAGGGGATAACAACTGTAAATTTTGGAGGAACTTTTGTGATGGATGAGGGACACGTATTATTTTTGTTAATGATGTTAGCAGTAGTAATGACACTAGCATTAAATGTAGTAGTACAGGGATTTATAGGATGATATTAGAAACAGCATTAATGTGTATGGCAGCAAACATTTACTTTGAAGCAAAGAACGAATCAAAGTTAGGTCAATTTGCTGTGGCTCAGGTAGTTATGAACCGTATGTATGACCACAGATATCCAGATACTATCTGTGATGTAGTCAAGCAGGGACTCACCTATAAGAATGGAAAGGTTGTACTTGGTAAGTGCCAGTTCAGTTGGTATTGCGATGGTAAGTCTGACCAACCCAACATGAAGAGTAAACAGTGGGGAAACGCAATACGATATGCGTCCATAGTAATGTCTGAGAGTATAAACATAGACGTTACAGATGGAGCAACACACTACCATGCTACCTACGTGAGACCTGCATGGGCGAAGACGAAGACAAAGACTACACGAATAGACAGACACATATTTTATAGATGGGAGAAATGATTTGAAAAACATATTTAAATTTTTAGATGATACAGAAACAAGACTGTTTGTATTAGAAGTATTAACAGTTATTGCAGTTTTTATGTCAGGAGTTGTATTAGGACTTGTGATAGCTTGATAGAAGTACAGTACATAACTCACATGGGAGATGACCTTACTGTAGTTAATGCTGCAAGAGTTAGTTTTGATAAACTCAGTACAAATTTATCTGACAAAGATAAAAAACTAATCAGCTATCTTGCAAAGCATAAACATATGTCACCGTTTGGTCATTGCTTTGCAACATTTCTTGTGTCTGCTCCTGTGTTTGTAGCTAGGCAGTTAGTAAAACATAAATTTTTACGTTGGAACGAGGTTAGTAGACGTTATGTAGATAAAGACCCTGAATTTTATATACCTGAGGAATGGAGAACACGACCAGAGGGTAATATTAAACAGGGTTCAGGCGAGGGAACTGTGGACTACGAGATTGGTGGTACTATGCAGTTTGTTAGGGAAACATACAACAACCTTCTCAAAGAAGGTGTAGCTCCAGAACAGGCACGTATGGTGCTACCACAGAACACTATGACTGAGTGGTATTGGTCTGGTAGTCTTGATGCCTTTGCTGATATGTGTAATCTTAGGTTAAAAGAAGATGCACAACACGAATCAAAGTTAGTGGCAAAAGAAATATCTTTTGTTATGGACAGTCTATATCCTGTATCATGGAAGGAGTTAATGAATGGCAGATAATCCACACCAAGCCTGTCCCTTTGAGGACTGTGGTTCTTCAGACGCATTCAACTGGAATGACGATGGCTACGGCTTCTGTCACAGTTGTGGTGAGTCCTATCCGAACAAGCATAGACTACCTGTGTTTGATTGGGCAAAGCAAAGTTATCCATTAAAGAGGAGAGAGAATGTTATGATGAAAGAAGTTAAGGGTGTCACCTACGATGACATCAGGGGAATAGACCCTGAGGTTTGTAAGCTGTATGGCATACAGATACAGACAGACGCAGACGGTAAGCCTGTGCGATATGCTTACAAGTACCCACACACTGTCAAATACAGAGCCTTTGATGATAAGTCTAAGACTTGGATAAAGGACAAGGGTGTAGGTATGAATCACTTGTTTGGTCCTGAGTTTAATTCTAACTCCTCTAATAAACTCTACGTGACCGAAGGGGAGTTTGATGCAGCAAGTCTTTACCAGATATTAGGTCAGAAGTTTTTTGTTAAGTCTCTCCCCTCTGCGTCTATCGGTGAGAAGTTCATCAAGCAAAACTATAACTATCTTAACTCCTTCAAAGAGATTATCTATGCAGGTGAGTTAGATGATGCAGGACGCAGGAGTGCAGAGAGATTGTACGAATCTTTCCCAAGTAAACTCTACTATGTACCCATGTCCAAGTACAAAGATGCTAATGAGTTTCTCATGGCAGGTGACGCAGAAGAGTTGAAGTGGACTGCTTTGAAACCACAGAGGTATTCACCTGACAACTTCTTCTGTTCCGATGAGGAAGTAGCACAGGCGATACGCACAGAGAATCCCTACGACTATACTCCGACAGGACACACAGGTCTTGATGACAAGATTCGTGGTATAGTCAAGGGTGGCTTGACGTTCCTAAAAGCACCAAGAGGTACAGGTAAGACTGAGGTGATACGGTACTTTGAGACAGGACTGCTGAAGAATCCAGACACTAGGATTGCTCTCCTGCACATGGAAGAAATGCGAAG